CGATGTCGAACACGGGTTTTGACGATGCGTGGGACTGGTACACTGGGGGCCCCCGACAGAGACTACAGCCGGGCGGCAGTATTGTTTTGGTTCAGACAAGATGGTCCGAGAAGGATATGACGGGACAGTTGATGCGTGCGATGGCAAAAGATGAATTAGCGGACCAGTGGGAAGTTGTAGAGTTACCGGCGATCTTTGAGGACGGCTCACCCTGTTGGCCGGAATTCTGGAGCCTTGATGATCTGACAGCGGTCCGTGCCTCGATTCCTCCCAGTAAATGGAACGCGCAGTATCAGCAGAATCCGACGGGTGAGGAGAATGCGATCATACCCCGCGAGTGGTGGCAGAAATGGGAGAAAGAGAATATTCCCAATCTGGAGTATGTGATACAAAGCTACGATACGGCGTTCACGAAACGCGAAACATCGGACTTTAGTGCTATAACGACATGGGGGGTGTTTTATCCAGAAGAAGCGGGGGGACCCCCGGCGCTGATACTTCTTGATAGTCAGAAGGATCGGTGGGATTTTCCTGAGTTAAAGCAGGTAGCGTTGGAGCAATATAAGTATTGGGAGCCGGATACGATTATAATAGAAGCCAAAGCGACGGGATTGCCCTTGACCCACGAACTACGGAACATGGGCATACCTGTTGTTAACTTTACACCGAGTAAGGGAAATGATAAGGTGACGCGCGTGCACTCTGTATCGGTTCTTTTTGAAGCAGGCATGGTGTACGCACCAGACACAAAGTTTGCGGATGAGATGATAGAGGAGGTTGCAGCTTTTCCAAATGGGGAGTATGATGACCTTGTGGATAGTATGACACAAGCTTTGATGCGGTATCGTCAGGGTAATTTTGTGCAGCTACCAACGGACGATTGGGAAGACGAGGACAATAACGTGCAGGTGAAGGCCTATTATTGATGGAAGAAAAGAGCGTCTTAGAGAAGATACGGGAAGGGGCCAAAGGGTTTACGGAGAGTGTTGACGAGGGCATTACGCCTTTTATTCCGCCTGAGATACGTAAATTAAAACCAAGTATGGATTTTATTATGTCGGGTATGCCACCGAATGTTATTCGGAGCGCCGGTGCAAAAACGCAACAGTTTTTTGATAGCGATATGAAAGACATAGCAAGTGGGATTGGTGCGCTTGGTGAAACGGCGTCTATGCTTGCGCCTGTAGGGTTGCTTGCACGTTTTGGTGCAAAAGCAGGTATGATGCCTCAGATGTCACGAAAAGCGGTAGAAGATTTTTTTGCGCTACCAGTTAGTTCGTTTAAAGCACCGACCGATGATGGTAAAGGTTTTATCACGCTTCACGGATCACGGCACGACTTTGAGGAGTTTGATCTTGGTAAGATAGGCACAGGGGAGAAGAATCAGGTATTTGGCTATGGATTGTATTTTACGGATGTACCGGGGATTGCTAACTGGTACCGTAATGCAGGCGGACATCCGCGTGGTAAGAAGGGACCTATCTATGAAACGCTTGTTAAGTCTACTAAAGAGGACTTTTTAGATAATGATAAAAAGATTGTAGATCAGCCTGAGATATTAAAGAGGATACAGGCTTTACCTTATTTTGATAAGTTTAAATCTTTTTATGCAGATCGTCGTGATTTAGTAAATAAAAATTTAAGCACTCCTCGTTTCCCTACTTTTGAGGAAGCAGAGGGTAAAATGATTATGGATGAACTTGCTAATTTTCAACTTGTCAAGGATTTGTCCCCAGAAGAAACGGCAAATAGATTACAAATTTTGGGGGCCCTGCGCTTTGTTGATAAGAACAATAGACGAGCCGACGAGGTAGCGGCTACAGATTTATGGAATGTTGGAATAGATGGTATTAAATATAAGCCCGGACAGCTTACTCAAACCCGAAGTAAGAAAGATGGGTTTACCGCAGCACTACCGGGATTAAGTGGACATAAACGTGTGAAAGCTGTGGAAGAGGACAAGAATTATGTTGTGTTCGACGATACCATACTGAAAGTTCTTAACAAGTATGGGGCCGACGGTAAGGCGTTACGACTAGAGCGCAAAGACAAAGGCGGGTATGAGATACCTAAATCTGTGGAGCCTCCCCCTCCTGAGAAGAAAGCGAAGGGCGGTATCGCAGGATTGTCCGATGTTGCACGTGATATGTTTAAGGGTCCAAAAGGTATTGGCGCTTATCAAACGTTTATGGTAGGGTAACCAAAAGGAGTTACTATGGCTATTGAAAAAAACATACCATCACAACTTGATCCAGAAGATCTAGCCGCAGAGGTGGAACTAGAAGCCCCCGGCACTATGGAGCCTATGGCGACATTAGATATGGACGTCGAAGCAGAGAATATGGACATAGAGATTACTGCGGAAGATGACGGGGGTGTGACCGTGGACTTTGAACCAATGGATCAAAGAGGCACAAGTGATGATTTTTACGCTAATTTAGCCGAGGAAATGCCGGATAGAGAGCTTGGACGTATTGCAGGAGAGCTTTTAAGCGAGTTTGACGCGAATAAAGCAAGTCGTCAGGAGTGGGAAGACGCTTATGCTAATGGTTTAGAGCTGTTAGGGTTTAATTATGAAGAAAGAACACAGCCTTTTCGTGGTTCTTCAGGTGTTACACACCCTCTTTTGGCGGAAGCAGCTACACAATTCCAAGCACAAGCGTTTAATGAGCTACTTCCGGCCTCGGGTCCCGTCAGAACAGCCATAGTTGGGGCTGAAACACGCGATAAACAGCAACAATCGCAACGAGTACGCCAATTTATGAACTATTACATCACAAATGTTATGGAGGAGTACACTCCAGAGCTCGATCAAATGCTTTTTTACCTGCCTTTGGCCGGTTCTACGTTCAAAAAAGTGTATTATGATGAAAATTTAGGCAGAGCGGTGTCAAAATTCATACCGGCAGAGCATTTAGTGGTGCCATATGAGACTTCCGACCTCGAAACGTGCCCAAATATTACGCAAACGCTACGAATATCGCTAAATGAGCTCAGAAAGAAGCAAATATCAGGGTTTTATCTCGATATTCCGGTGCTTCCGGGGCAGTCTGAGGGCGATTCTGTGACCGATGAAATCAACAGAATAGACGGTATGACGCCCTCTCAGATAGATTATGACTGTACTTTGTTGGAATGTCATGTTGATTTAGACATTGAAGGTTATGAAGAAACAGATGAAGATGGGGAACCTACAGGCATAAAAGTGCCCTATGTGGTAACGATTAGTCAAGATAATGGGCAGATATTGTCCATACGCCGTAATTATCGTGAAGATGATGATATGAAGCGCAAGATACAATATTTTGTGCACTATAAGTTTCTACCCGGTTTTGGTTTCTATGGGTTGGGACTTATTCACACGATTGGCGGGTTGTCACGAACCGCCACAGCGGCACTGAGGCAGCTAATCGACGCCGGTACGTTGTCCAACCTTCCTGCGGGCTTCAAGGCCCGTGGACTACGGATCAGGGACGACGATGATCCGCTTCAGCCCGGTGAGTTCCGCGATGTGGACGCTCCCGGAGGGGCTATTCGTGACAGCCTAATGCCGCTGCCATTTAAAGGTCCTGACGGAACTTTATTCCAGTTATTGGGGTTTGTTGTTGATGCAGGACGTAGATTTGCCACCATCACGGATATGAAGGTCGGTGACGGCAATCAGCAGGCGGCTGTAGGTACAACTATAGCATTATTGGAACAGGGCTCACGGGTTATGAGTGCGGTGCATAAGCGCTTGCACTATGCGATGAAATTAGAGTTTAAGATCCTATCTAGGGTGATGAGCGAGAGTTTACCCGGTGAATATCCGTATTCTGTTGAAGGCGAGGATAGCGCAGTCAAAGCAACAGACTTTGACGATAGAGTGGATGTTGTTCCTGTATCGGACCCAAATGTTTTTTCACAGGCACAAAGGATTGCGTTAGCGCAAACAAAGCTACAGTTAGCAGGTGCCGCACCTGATTTGCATAATATGTATGAAGTGTACCGTGATATGTATGATGCGCTTGGTGTAAAGGATACCGATAGGATTATGAAGCGTGTACCAGACGAGGAGCCCACACCCAAAGATCCTGCACAGGAAAACATAGATGTCATGGATATGGTGACGTTGAAAGCGTTTCAGGGGCAGGACCATGAGTCCCACATTATGGCGCATTTGGTGTTTGGAGCGTCACCCATGATTGGCGGTATGCCTGCTTTAGCTATGGCTCTACAGAAGCACTGTATTGAACACGTGCAGATACAGGCCGAAGAGATGGCGATGATGGAGATGCGTAATCAGGGACCGATGGCGCCTGAGCAACAGGAGATGCTGATGGAAAGTATTAAGGCTAAGTTTGTAGCGCAGGGTATGCAGCAGTTAAGACAGCTATCACAACAGGCCTCGGGTCAGGGACCAGACCCACTAGTGCAGCTCAAGGAGAAAGAGTTGCAGCTTAGAGCACAGGCAGAACAGAACGATGCGCAGAACGATCAGGCGAAACTAAATCTTGATGCACAAAATCAGAGATTACGTGCCGATCAATTCCAACAACGGTTGTCTAGTCAAGAACGACAGACCGCAGCACGTATAGATGCAGCGATGCAAAGGGAGTTTATTAAAAACAGAGGTCAGTAACCTATGAAACTACGGGAAAAACTATGTTCGATCCAGTCACTATTTCTGCGGCTGTAGCCACGGCTTCCACGGCATTCTCGGGAATTAAGCGCGCCTTTCAGGCAGGCCGCGATCTTGAAAGTATGTCACAGGACCTGTCAAGATGGATGGGAGCTGTGTCTGATGTAGATGCCGCGCATAAGTCAGCAAAGAACCCTACTATGTTTCGTAAGGTATTTGGTGGGGGCACGGTAGAACAAGAGGCTATCGAGGCCTTCGCAGCAAAAAAGAAGCTTGAAGAACAGCGATACGAGTTACAACAGTTTATTAAATTTACGCATGGCACCGCCGCTTGGGATGAGCTATTGCGTATGGAGGGGCAGATACGGAAGCGTAGACAACAAGAGATCTATGATAAAAAGATATTTAGAGAAAAGGTAATAGGGTATGTCGCGGTTACAGTGGTTCTTGTTATTGGTATTAGTGCTTTGGTGCTGTTTACTTTTACCCTTATGGGCGTGGACCGAGGGTGGTGGGTATCAAACTAGAGACAAATGCGTCCGAAAACAAGGCGGTCAGGAAGCGTTTGAGTGGGTTTGCACTGATGGGTATGTGATATATTTAGCACAGTCTGAAAATATTATTCAGTGCTTTAGCTGTTTTTTAAAAAAATTTAGTGATTGGACTTGGGAGCAAGAGGTTCGTAAAGGCATACGCGAAGACCCAAAGTATATAACGTGTCGGCGTTACAAGCGTAGAACAGCTAAAAGTGGTCAACAGGTTTGTTTGTATAAGGGTGCTAACGATACATATACGCTTGTGGTAGAGGGCCAATGTCCTGTAGAATACCAATGTAAGTATGAGCCCGGTGGTTCAGAACCAAATATTGACAGTGTTGTTGATTCGTTGAATGATAGTTTTAAGAAATGAAAGTTTTATTGTTTGTGTTGGTAATTCTTGAAGGTACGGAAATTTATGATGATTCGATTGAATATGGAAGTATTGATAAGTGCAACTGGTATGCGGAGAAAATAAATTTCTATAATGAACGCCAAACACGAAATACTTTTTCTGCATACTGCAAACCGAGAGTGGTAGAAAGAAGGGAAGAATGACACAAAAGAAATTAGAAAAAGGGTCTGTGTGGGAAAAGGCTGACGCTAATGGCGATGGAGTGGTAAGTGACCACGAAATGGCTATGAGAGAGCGCATGGTGCTTTTGGAGAACAGAGATAAAAAAGAGGACCAACAACGACATTTAGTATGGTTTTCTGCTATTACGGTAACATTGTTTATAGTTGTATTAATGACGCCATTGGTTCCTGTTGATAGAATTTCACACCTCTCAGGTATCGCTGAAATTTGGGTATTATCAAACATGGGCGTTTTGGCAAGTTTCATAGGGTTTAATCAATTAGCTAAAAGAGGAGAAATAAAAGATGGGAGCAAGTAGAAGAGGAGATTTTGCTACCTTAACGCATAGGGGTAGGCAAAAAGTTAAAATGGGCGGTGGTGATAAAGAGTTAAAATCATTAGAAAAACAATTAGCCTCTCTGGAAAATAATATCTATGGTGTTCCGCGTATTATTGAAGAAGATGCTAAAAAATTAAAATTAGACAAAGGCAAGGGTAGTATACGTTACACCAAGCCAATATATAACCCTGATGGGACTGTCACGCCGGGTAGACCCATACCACCAAAGGATTAATCATGATACAAGCACTTATAGGTTCGATAGGTAGTCTAGCCTCTTCGTATTTAGAGGGTAAGACGGCTATACAAAAGGCAGAAGCTACTATTCGTATGAAAGAAGCCACTGGTGAGATTGATTGGGATCTTGCCGCAATGCGTGCTTCACAGTCCTCATGGAAGGACGAATGGTTGACCCTGCTCTTCAGTATTCCTCTGGTGCTTAGTTTTTGTGGGGAGTGGGGCCGAGGTATAGTATCTGATGGGTTTGAAGCTCTTGCGGGTATGCCTCAGTGGTACCAGATCGCGTTAGGAGCTATCGTATCGGCGAGCTTCGCCACACGGTCTGCTTCTAAGCTATTTAACATGAGGAAAAAGAAATAAACACGGCCACGTGTGATGTCTGTGGCCACGATATGGAAAACGTAGACGGAAGTTTGCGTTGTAAATATTGTCAATACTTCTATGATATGAATAAAGAGTGGGTAGATTTTGTCCACAAAAAGCAGGAGAAACAAGATGGCATTCAAATTATCAAACAGGAGTCTGGAAAAACTGGAGGGCGTGAGCGAGGATCTGGTAGAAACAGTAAAGAAGGCGATTGAGCTGACATCCGTCGATTTTGGCGTGATTTATGGGGTTCGTTCTTTAGCCGAACAGGAGAAGCTTTTCAAATCGGGCCGATCCCAGACTATGAAATCAAAACACCTTATTCAGGATGACGGTACTGCACACGCTGTCGATTTAATGGCGTACCAAGACGGACAGCCCTGTTGGGAAATTCAGGTTTATGATGAGATAGCGGATGCTATGAAAGAGGCGGCAGTACGCACAGGCACTAAAATTAGGTGGGGCGCCGCATGGCAAATAGATGACCTTCGTGACTGGGAAGGCACGGCAGAAGAAGCTATGAACGCTTATATCGACTTACGTCGCTCGCAATCGCGTCGTCCGTTCATCGATGGTCCGCACTTCGAAAAGAACTAGACAAGCCTTATATTTTCGCATAATACTAGGGTAAGTCTTATCTGGAGTTAAATTTTGGACGGAGTACAACTGGCACAGGCCATTTATAGAATTATCAATGACCGTAAATCTTTTGTGCAAGAGCAATTACTTTTCGACCAGATAAAAAATATGGAGCAATATCGTGAGATGATGGGTAATCTTTCTGCTCTCAATCACGTGGAACAGGAACTCAAGGGCCTGCTAGATAAACAGGAGCGTTTAAATGACTAAAGCAGAATCGGTTGCTGAGGCGTATGTGGATTCAAAAGAAAAAGTTTTGAATCCAGAGGCACTCAGCGCAACACTTTTAGAAAGAATGCCAACCCCAACAGGTTGGAGACTTTTGATACTTCCTTACAAAGGCAAAGGCAAAACAGAAGGCGGAATATATCTGCCAGAAAATGTTGTTGAAGAAAATACAATATCCACGCAAGTGGGCTATGTATTGAAGGTAGGCGACTTAGCTTTTAAGGATAAAGAGAAGTTTCCTACTGGGGCGTGGTGTGAAGCCGGTAATTGGGTAATGTTTGCTCGATATGCCGGATCGCGTTTTAAGATAGATGGGGGCGAGGTAAGGATACTTAATGACGATGAAGTCCTTGCGAAAATACTCGAGCCCGAAGACATTTTACATTTCTAGGAGTAAACAATGGCAGAACAACAGATAGAACTTGAGCTTGAAGAAGAGCAGGACACCGAAGTAGAGGTGAAGCAGGACGAAAAAGAAGAAGAGAAGGTAGAGGCTGTCGAGGCCGAGAAACCAGACAACTTCGAAAAAGCCGAGTCCGCTACGCAGAAACGTATTGATCGTTTGACTAAAAAGATGCGTGAGGCGGAACGTCAACGTGAAGAAGCAATTAATTATGCACAAAAGGTGCAGGCGGAGTCTACAGAACTTAGAAACCGTATGAATACTTTGGACACGAATTATGTGACTGAGTATAGCACACGGGTAGAATCTCAGATGACCGCAGCCGAACAGGAAATGGCTAAGGCCATGGAAGTTGGAGATACTAATGCTGTTGTTGAAGCGCAACGTAAAATCACTGCCCTAGCGATTGAAAACGACCGAGCGCAGCAGGCTAAACAACAACAGGAGCGGTTGGCTAAACAACAACAAGAGCAGCCCCAACCGCAAGCTCAACAGCAACAGGTACAACAACCTGCACGAAAACCATCCCCAAAAGCTGAAGCATGGGCCTCTAAAAACGATTGGTTTGGGCAGGATGAAGCAATGACATATGCAGCTTTTGGTATTCATAAAAAATTAATTGAGGAAGAAGGGTTTGACCCGAACTCCGATGAGTACTATACTGAACTCGACAGACGAGTGCAGACAGAGTTTCCGCATAAGTTTAACGGGGGAAGCAAACGACCCGCTCAGACGGTAGC